AACGCTTGTATCAGATACAGCCTGAGAGTCACTTAGAGGCTTGCCCACGCTTTTAGATGGTGTATCTGACAACCCTAGAGCATCAAAGAAAAACCTAAATATAAGAAAGTCGCCAAACTTTATTTCAGCAACCGCTTTTTTAAAGCCAATCTCTGCTACTGCTTTTCTGAAAGCAACGATAGCTTGAATCATTAGAAGTCAGCCCGAACATAGAAATCAAGAACCTTAAACACCGTTTCTATTGCTCCGCTCGAATAACTTATTTCAATCTCACCTTCGTAATACCCTTCATCAATAGCAAGCTGAGTGCCAGAAAATGAGAATATAGCTTTTCCTTCTTCAAAGTTTTGACCTACATCTGCGGCCGCTAAAGTAAACAGGGTGGTAGTAGTTCCTTTGGCTCTAAATTTTAACGCGCAAGAACCTCCAGAAAAGTCTATAGAAGCGCCTGTATCATCGCGGGTTAAGATAGCCTGTACTTGCGGGGCTTGGTCGCCCTGTACTAATTGATATGTCATTTTATTACCTCGGCTTAGTCGGCCATATTATAGCATCTAAAGATGTTGCGTCAGAGTATGTTTCTGGAGCATCCCTAAGTGCCTGTCTGTATGTTGCCCATTCGGTTTTTTTTGCACTGCTTAAAGGGCTATCTGCTACTTGAGTCCAATCAGAATCTATTATCAATCCGTTTCTTTGACCTCTTACAAAATCCCAAAAATCAATCAAATTAAAACACCAAGCATTTTCTACCCAATCATGCCAATCATCAGACTTTGCTTCTCTCGTTTTCCACTCATCATCCCAATACCAAGTGCTAATGACTACAGCGTCATCTAATGTATGGTCTATATGCTTTGCAATGCAATCATTGTAGGTTTGCCCATCCACATACATATCGTCAACCGCAGGGCTTACAGTGTATGCAACTTCGCCATTGCTTTTAATCAACGCTACTTTAATCATTTAAACCGACCTATTAAATTTGTTTTTGTACCACCGCCAAACTGACCAGTTGCGCCATAAGACGCTAAAGCTACAGGAGCCGCAAACCCTCTAATCGTTTTAGGAGTATATTCAAACCTTGAAAAAAATGAATATAATATACTGTAAAATTGATTGCCAGAAGGAGCCGCCCCCAGAATGGTTTTGCCGTTCATAAGCGAATACACTCCCGCCATATCACTCACACTAAAAGAACTTAATGAAGTTTGCGTATTTACAATTGTATCAAAGGAAACTTGTTCACACCTAAAATTAAGATTGTTGGAACTAAACGCTTGCTCTCCGTTTGATTTGTTTACCTCAAGACCAAAGTCAGGATTGTTGTTTGTTGGCATATCCCTAGACCTGACTGCGATTACCCAACTAACAGAAATTACAGTGCTGTTCTGCCAAGTATTAAAAAAAGCAAATCCAGTTCCGTCAGAATAATGCGCTAATGTTAAAAGGTGGTCGCCTGATTCTGTTGTTGGTTTAGCAAATATACACCAATCTGCGGGTGTGTTCGCAGGAAAAGCAACTTTGTTCGTAGCACCCCCAGTTCCTGCCGCATTAACGTAACTTGAATTAACTGTGCCGCTTGCGTAAACAGCTAAATTATCATACGTTGCGTCAATCTGAGTAAACCCGCCTGAACTGTTTACCAATATGCCGTAACTCATATTCTAAACACCTGTATTTGATATGCGACAGAACTACTTGTAGTTGTTTGATGCGTAAAACTACCTGTGCCTATATTTGTTTTAGCAGTTAAATTGCCATACGCTTCGTCATTTAATCCCCAAGTTCCGTCTGTTGCCATCCCTGCTACTGATATTGTAGTGGTTGAATTACCCGCTGTCGTACCAGTAAAAAAAGCAACGTATCTAAATTGCCTGTCGCCAGTGTCAAGTCGCAAATCTACACCGTTAGGCTCCCACACCCTTAGACCGTAAGCCATTACAAATTGCCTATCTTTACTCTAAGCACAGAGCCTTCATAAATCTCAATAGTGTCGTTTGTAATCTTCATGCGTGAGCCACTTCCTGCTGACTGAAGATTGAAATTACTTTGAGTTGTACCTGAGATGTTTACTTGAGAAACGTCTAACGTACCTGTTTGAATTCTTGCACCATTAATCGTTGTAATCTCACTACCGCTAGTGCCGTCAGCCAACTCATCATTCAAGTTAGAAAACGTCACTAATCCATTAAAGGCAAACGATGAAAATGGAGTGCTAAATGTTTTAGTTTGATTGCCATTTAAGGTTGCTTCAACAACTGTAAAGCTAGTTGCCCAATAAGCCGCGTCACCGCCTGTAATTGCAGGTGGTGTTCTTGACCAATTAGTTGTTAATCCGCTGAAAGCTCCAGTGGAAAAGTTAAATGACGTAGCAGTTGGTGCTGAAGGTGCAGAACCTGAAACAGAGTAATACAAAAAACCTTGTGCGTTTCGTGGACCTGCGGCTCCATTTGTACCGTTAGTACCGTTAGTACCGTTAGTACCGTTAGTACCGTTAGTACCTTTTTCGGCTAATAACTGCGCGGCAGACCAATCTGAAGTTCCAGTAACACTGTCGGTAGAACTCTGTGAAGCCGCAATAGCAGTACAAACATACAACTCATCTGTGCCGTTTGGAATTGTCCCAGTAAATCCGTTTCCTAAATCGTTATTATTAAAAGTCGATGAGCTAAAAGTCCACGTTCTAGTAGTGCTTGGTTTATCGCTTACGGCAGACGATGATCTTTTGTATCCGTATATGACGGCTGTATTGTATCCGTTTACTCCATCGTCACCGTTAGTTCCGTTAGTTCCGTTAGTTCCTAATACTTGAGGTGCAGACCAATCTGCGGCCACAACAGAATCTGTGGTTCCTTCTGAAGAAGCTACAGCCGCGCAAAGGTACAGATCATTAGAGCCAGTTGGAACTGTTGAAGTCCAAGAATTTCCTAGATCAGAATTGTTAAATGTAGCGGTTGAGAATGTCCACGTTCTAGTAGTGGTGGGCTTATTGCTAGAGGCTAAAGCACTAGATGATCTTTTGTAAGCATATACAGGAGCAGTGTTTACTCCATTAGACCCATTAATAGCGGCCGCATTAGTAGTAGCAGTAACTTCAGCAGTGAAAGCTGACCTGTTACCGCTATAATCTACTGCTTTAAATTTGTAATGAAAAGCCGTTGCATCAGCAAGCCCACCATTAAGAAACTCTGTTGCTTGCCCCCAACCGCCACCAATAGTTGCTACTTCTACAAAAGAACCGCCAGAGCTTGTTGACCTATACACCTCTACATTAGAAAAGTCCTTGTCGCTAGGATTAGTCCATTTTAAGCTAATCGATTTATAACCTGCTGTAGCCGACAAAGAGGTAGGCAATGCGGGTGCAGTTGTATCTCCAACAGAACCTTGGTTTGCAGTAATAAACGCACTCTTAACGCCTAGCGAATTAATGCCGCGCACTCTGGTGTAGTAAGTCGCTCCACTCTCAACAGGCGAGATAACATATTTTAGCTCGTCAGTGATTACCGATTGAAAGTTAGTGTTATCTGTACTCCACTGCACATCATATTGATTCACAAAAGAATCCAAACTTGCTAACCAAGCTAAATTCATTGACGTAACAATTGTTCCATCCAAAGCAATGCTAGTGCTTGCGGTAGCGGATAGACTGCGCGGGGGTGCTACAAAAAACGGATTAGGCAGATCAGTGTCAGGGTAAACAGTTTCTTGAGCAGACGTATCATAGGTGTATATTGAAGGATCATATTCAACAGCATTAATGTTGCACGTTCCATCATAATTTAGCGTAATCTCTTCAATCTGAAAAGGTTTAGCCGTCCAAGCAGGAGTTGGATGCGTAATATTTACCACATCTCCAACACTAAGTTGAATAGCCTCACTAGAAGCCCTGAATGACGTTCTAAGCGAGTTGCGCGATCTTAACAACATAACCCTAGCTAAATCCCTAGCCACGTAATAATTTGTTACAGTCTCAAGATCAAGGTTCTGCACAAGCAGTGTTCCACTGTCTTGAGCTAAGTAAGCAGTTTCTTCAGAAGAACCCGCGTCAGGCCAAACGGCTTGGTCTGGTTGGTAAAGAACATCAGCATTAGGAAACTTTACAATCACCCTGTTGAATTTATCTTTCTTCTCTTCACCCTTTACAGAAATACCGCCAATAATTGTGTCGGTAGTAAATGCGTAAACACTGGACGATGATTTGTCTATTTTTAAACCATACTTTCCTTGCGTAAACGGCAGGAATCCACGACACCCTTGGAGCATTATTTTAATGTTAGAAAATATTGTTTCATCAGTTTGAAGTACAGCGTGAGTTTGGAATAACTTGCCGCTTGTTCCATTGGTGTAATATGTAACGCTTGTATCACAATCAGTGGCCGCTGTTGAAAATGCAGTGTCATCGATAGCTGAAGACGGCAAACCTTTACCAAATCTTGCGTTAGTCAAATAATCTCTAATGCACAAAGCAGGGTTGTCACTGTAAGCATTAGCCGCGCTTGGTGATCTTGGGTCATAAACTTTACGGCCTTGCACTAATGCCGTGATTTCAGGCACTCCACCAAAAGCGTCAGCATCCCATTTTAATTTGATAGCAAGATATGCAACTCCGCTTAACTTGTGTGAAGAAGTCCACCCCGCATTCGCTTCAGTTAGCAGTGAGTCGTAATTTTGGTTATCAGCGCCAAGATGCACGTTGATTGTATGTAACCCTGAATATTGGCTGTCGGATATAGGTTTATCGTCAATTCGAATGTCAGTAATAGAATTAACTTCGCCTTCACATAAAGCCAAAGCAATATATAAGAATTCGTTTTTATCGCCACCACTTACATCTTTAGTAGATACAAAAACACGAACACCACCCACCCTTCTAGTGCCATAGATAACAGGCAAGGGTTCGATGTTTGATTCTTTGTTAATAAGAACACCTGCCATTGCGTCAGCCGCTTTCTTGGCTTGCTTCTTGGCAGACTGCATTCCTGAATAGCTAATGCCCGCTGATACTACAAATAATGCCGCTACTACCCACCATGCCACCATTATGCTTTACCCCACCTTAAATCTTTGATTGTTTTAGCCGCAAATTCAAAACCTTCATCGTTAGGGAAGTGCAACACTTGTGAGTTGTGGTTGGTTTTTCTGCCGTTTAACTTTTCAAAATCAGCCCAGTGTGATGCGGTTGTAATGCTAATCTCGCTAGAATCTTCAGTGTCTTCAATAGCAAAACTTGTTATTAATCCGTCAAACACCAAAATGGGATCGCCTATAACAACGTCAGCACTGTTTAAAACAGCTCTGTATAGTTTAACTGGGACATCAATGTAGTTATTGGTTAAGAATATAGCGACATAAGTTTGCTCAACCCCGCTCAACGTAATATCTATACCGTTCACCGCAAGGTCTGAAGACTCAGAAGATGAGCCAAACGATAGCACGTTGGCACTACTTACCCATGTATTAGAGAAAGCAGTTAAGTTTCTATCCCAATCAGTCAAACGAATGTTGGTAGAAAACTCAAATTGAATCAACGTGGCAAGATTAAAGTTGTCATTTTCTAAGGCAGATACAGTAGCCGCGCTGATTGTTCTCATTATGTGGCCTCAATAAAATCAACTTCGTACTTTACCAGAGAAGCAAGCCCTAATGTATATTTCTGGATGTCGTTTTGCAGTCGGACTGTAAACGGCACGTTAGTGTAAGTAAGCACTTCATTGTTCACTAATGCTGATCGCAACGCAGGGTAAAATGTAAGCGTACCATTCCCTGTCCTGTCAGAAGCTATAATGTAGACTTTAGAGTGGTTGGCAAACTTAATCGGGTCGCCCGCCTTTAATGTTCCGCTTAACCCATCAATCGCTACGGTAGTTGCGCCAATAGATGCAGATGCGGTTGTGCTTACAGTGCCAGTAGCGTTACCTGATTTAACACTAATTTCTGGAAGCACTATCTGAAATGTCTCAGCCATGCCATTTTGAGCCATAATAAAAGCATTAACAGGCGCAAACTCTGTAGCTGT